ACTTATAAATGAGTTAACTGAAGAAAATAAAATGCTAAAAGAGCAAATAGAGGAATTATCTACTATTAACAAAGAAAGTGAAAAAACAGACGATACACTAGTATCAGATGAAGAAGCAGAAAAAAAGTTATCAGAAGATGAAAAAATAGATGATACATCAACTGATAATAAGAAAAATAAAAAATAACCTCATAAAGGAGGGAAAAATATGAAAAAAGTTAGTGATATAACTTATCAAGATATTGCAAACTATATCAGAGTTGATGTAACTGATGATAAGTTATTACAAGAAGAGTTAAATATATATTTAAATATCGCTAAAGACTTTATATCTAATTATACAGGAATACCTATAGAAACTAAAGAAAAAGATAGTGAATCATTGGATGATTATGCAGATTTTATTATCGTTGTATATATTCTTTGCCAAGATATGTATGATAATAGAACTATGTATGTTGATGGTAAGAATATAAATAGAGTTGTAGAAACAATTCTAAATATGCATAGGAGAAATCTTTTATGAGTTCAATTGTTAAAAATCCAGGAGAATATAATAAAAAAATCAAAATCATTAGTATAAAAGATTCAGAAGACAATGCAGGATTCAAAATACCCGAAGAAGTAATTGTTTTGGAGCCTTTCGCTAAGGTTAAAACTACAAAAGGTTATAAACTTATTTCAAATAATACTGATTTTGAGAAAGCCTATACCAATTTTACGATTAGATATCCAAAAGTTGAAATAACAAGAGATATGAATATCATATACAACAATAAAAAGTATTCAATAGAGTATTTGAATAATGTAGATGAAGAAAATATCGAATTAGAAATTCAGGCAAAGGTTGTAAACAAGTAATGGCAAGATTTGTTGAAGAATTACCGAATAATCTTATTAAACAATTTAAAGGTTTAGAGGAGAATGCGGAAAAAATGATTGGTGAAATGACACAAGAAGGTGCTAATGTTGCTTATAAGAATATTGTTAGCAATATGAAAAAATCTTTTAAGACAACAAAATCTTTAGAAAAAGGTTTGAAAATAACACGCGTATATAAGACACCAAAAGATGGTGGAATAAATACACATGTTGGCTTTTATGGATATGATGGTATAAAAACAAAAAAGTATCCAAAAGGAAAACCTATTCCATTAAAGGCGATGGCTCGTGAATATGGAACTCCAACTGAAGAAAAAAAACCCTTCTTGAGAAAGTCTTTTAAAAAGAAAGAAATTGAAATGGCAATGACAAAAGTTCAAGAGAAATATATAGGTGATAACTAATGAATGAAGAAGTAAAATCAATTTTAGGTAATGAAATAATTGTTGATAAAGTAAAAATACCTGTAGAACACTTAAAGTATAAAGGAAGCAAAAAAACTTTTATAACTTGGAAATTACTAGATGAAACTCCTGAACTTTGTGCTAATGATGATGATTTATGTAGTGTATGTCCTTTAGATATAGATATATATAGTGATAAAAATTATTTAAATATTCTAAAAAAAGTAAAACAAATGATGAAAGAAAACGACTGGGTTTGGAGTGGTGATAGTTCAGAGATGTTAGATGACGATACTGGACTATATCATAAAACCTGTTCATTTGAGAAAGAGAGGATGATAGAAAATGGCTAGAGTCGGTTTTAAGATAGCAAAATATAATTTACATGATGAAGAAGCAGGTAAACTTAAAGCATTAACTGGTAATAGTGTACCTGTATTTGAAAAAGTGATAGACGAAAAATTTAGTCCAAATTATGCGAATGCAGAATTATATGCAAATGATGGTTTAGCAGAACATGATGATTCATTTATTGATGGAGCATTAAACATTACTATAGCAGATGATGAAGATAAATTCGTTGCAACAATATTTGGTCAAACTATAACTACTGAAGGTGAAGTAACATCAAATGAAAATGATATTGCACCAGAATTAAGTTATGGTCACATAGTTCCTAAAATGTATAATGGCTCAAAGAAATATAAAGTTGAATTTTTTCCTAGAGTAAGATTTACAAAAATAACTAGTGATAATAAAACAAAAGGTCAAAGTATTGAATTTAATACTTCTTCACTTGAGGGAAAAGTAATGAGACTTGAGAAAGCCTTTAATGGTTTAAAAGAAGGAGACTGGGAAAAACATCAAACATTTGATACACTTTCTGCTGCAACTACTTATTTAGATGGTTTATTATCACCATCAGCATAGGAGGGAAAAATGATTAATGTAAAAGTAATTAGTATGTTTAAAGATAAAGATACTAAAGAATTGTATAAAGTTGATAAAGAATTAACTGTATCTAAGGATAGATATAAAGAAATAAAAGATTATGTTAAAGTAATCGATAATAACAAAAAAGAAAATCAAAATAAGGCAGAAGATTAATATCAATTTTCTGCCTTTATTTTTTTAGGAGGAATATAAAATGAAAGATAAAATGGTTCACTTCGTAACTGAAAATAGAACTTATCCATTGTGTTTTAATTTGAATGTTATGGAAGAAATACAAGATCAATATGGTTCTATATCTGCCTGGGGAGAAAAAGTGTCTAGCAACAAATCAGAGCCAAATATAAAAGATTTGAAAAATGGTCTTATGATCATGATTAATGAAGGAATTGAAATTGAAAATGAAATAGAAGGAAACAATAATCCTTTATTGAATTCAAAACAAGTAGGAAGAATAATTTCAGAAATTGGTTTTGATGAAATACTAAAAAAAGTTATGGAAACTGCTAAGAATTCAACTAATACTGGTGAAACTCAAAAAAACATGTAATCCACGAGAACTATGATGATGAGATAGATTTCTCGTGGTTTTATTTTGTAGGTCATACCTTACTACTTTACACTGATAAAGAAATAGGTAGAATGACATTTTGTAAATTTTTTAAATTATACAAACAATATAAAAATCATTACGATTTTAAATTAAGTAAAACAACTTATCGTGAATTGGAAGAAATAAACAGTCATGATGGTGAATTTTTACCTGATTAGAAGGGAGGTAAAAACAAATGGCAAAAGGAAGTTCTTTTGGAGGAACAGTCAAACTTAATGGTGAAGATGAATACAAAAAGGCTTTAAGAGATATTACTAGCAATTTAAAATTAGTCTCAAGTGAGTTAAAACTAACAAACACTGAATTTTCAAATGGAGACAAAAATATAAAGCAAGCCAAAACTTCTTATGATTCTATGAAGAATACATTACAATCACAAAAAGATAAAGTCAAAGAGTTAAAAGAAGCTCTTAGCAAAATGGAAAAAGAATATGGTAGCAATAATGAAACAGTTAGACTATTTAAAACACAACTAAATAATGCAGAAAATCAATTAAAGCAAATGGAAGATGCCACCGATAAAGGCAATAAAGAACTCAAAGAAATGAAAAAAGGTTTTGAAGATGCGGGAGATGGAGCATTAAAATTTAGCGATGTACTTAAAGCAAATGTTTTGGGTGATGTAATTGTTGGAGGACTAAAAAAAATTGGTAGTGCAACATTAGAAATTGGAAAAGCTTTTTTAGATGTTGGTAAACAAGCATTAGATAGTTATGCTAATTATGAACAGTTAGTAGGTGGTGTAGAGACACTATTTAAAGATAGTGCAAATATTGTTGAGGACTATGCCAATAATGCATATAAAAATGCTGGTTTATCCGCAAATGATTACATGGAGACGGTAACATCTTTTTCGGCGAGTTTATTACAGAGTTTAAATAATGATACTGCCAAAAGTGCGGAGGTTGCAGATATGGCAATTACTGATATGTCTGATAATGCCAATAAAATGGGGACAGATATGTCTATGATACAAAATGCTTATCAAGGGTTCGCAAAACAAAACTATACAATGTTAGATAACTTGAAATTAGGTTATGGTGGAACAAAATCAGAAATGGAAAGGTTGTTAGCAGATGCTGAAAAAATAAGTGGTATAAAATATGATATTTCAAGTTTTGCTGACATAACACAAGCAATACATGTAATGCAAGAGGAAATGGGAATAACAGGAACAACTGCAAAAGAAGCAGGAACCACTATAGAAGGATCAATAAACTCGATGAAAAGTGCTTGGCAAAATCTCTTAACAGATCTTGCAAATGGTGGTAAAAATATGGGTTCGCTAATTGAAAATCTTATGACCACGATATTTGGTGATGGAACAGAGACTAATTTGGGTGTATTTGGGAATGTTTTACCAGTAATTCAAAATATAGTATCAAGTTTTGCTGATGTTATTCCAAATATTGTAGATAAATTAATGGAGCATTTGCCATATTTATTAGATGCTGCATCAGAAATAATAATGTCGTTGGTTTATGGAATTACAGAAAATATTCCTGCATTAATGCCTGTAATAAGTGATTTAGTTGGAAATATTTTACAATATATTATCGAAAGTTTACCGATTATTATTAATTCTGGTGTTCAAATAATATTAGCATTAGTTCAAGGAATAGGAGAAAGTTTGCCTACATTGATACCTGCACTTGTGGATGCAGTAGTTTTAATAGTAGAAACTTTAATTGACAATATAGATTTGATTATAGATGCAGGTATCCAGTTAATTTTAGGACTTGCTGATGGACTTATAGAGGCACTACCCAGATTAATTGACAAAGTACCAGAAATAATTGAAAAACTATTTGATGCTTTTATTAGAAATTTTCCTAAAATAGTAGAGGCAGGAGGACAATTGATAGGTAAATTGATTGTTGGTATAATTGGATCTTTAGGAACATTATATAGTAGGGTTCCTGAGATTATACATACTGTAGTTAAAGGGATTTCTAGTGGCTATCAGACAATAAAAAATGCAGGCTTAAATCTTGTGGCAGGCATATGGGAAGGTATATCTGGAAGCCTGGGCTGGATCAAAAATAAAATAAAAGGATGGGTAGGGAATGTTACTAAATTTATTAAAAATCTGTTTGGTATTCATTCGCCATCTAAATTATTTAAAGATGAGATAGGAACAAACTTAGCACTTGGTATTGGCGAAGGGTTTACTGATACAATGACTGATGTTCAACAAGAGATGGCAGATGCAATTCCTACAAAATTTGATACAACAATAAATTCAAAAATTGGTAACAATAGTTATCAAAATGTTGCAAATTCAGGTTCATTTGATAATATGGTTATTGCCTTTAAAACTGCTTTAAAAGATGTCAAAGTTATAATGGATGAAAAAGAAATGGGGACATTTGTTACAAATGCTGTGGAAGAGGTGGTATATTCATGAGTAATAGTATAACTTTTAAGGGTATTAGTAGCAATACTATATCTGGTCTATTAATTAGTGAATTACCACCTATTACTAAGCCTAAAATGAGAGTAAAAGAAACTGTTATAGATGGTGTTGATGGTTCTTTATTAGAAGACTTAGGATATGAATCATATTCTAAAAAATTGAATATAGGTTTAACAAGAAATTTTGATATAGATAAAATAATTGAATATTTCAATGGTGAAGGAAATGTAACATTTAGTAATGAATCTGATAAGTATTATAAAGCAAAAATAGTTGATTCTATTGATTTTAATAGATTGATAAGATTTAGAAAGGCTGATGTTAATTTTATAGTTCAACCATATAAATATAAATTAAATGAATCTAAAGTAGATGTAACTATAACTAATCAAAATGAAGTAAAAGTGACAAATGTAGGCTTAGAGGTATCTAAACCTATAATTACTTTATATGGTAGTGGTGAGTTACATTTTTACTTAAATACAGTAGAAATTTTTAAATATAATTTTGATACAGATGGACAAGTAGTTATTGATAGTGAAAAGGAAGATGCTTATTTAAATGGTGTATTAAAAAATAGACAAATGTTAGGCGAATTTCCACTTTTAAAAAGTGGCGAAAATACAATTACTTGGACTGGAACATTAACAAGAATAATAATTGATCCAAAAAGTAGGTGGTTATAATGATAAGGGTATATGATTCTAGTGAAAAATTATTTAATAATAATGGAATTAAAATATTACATCCTTTATCTGCGATTGTTTTTAAGGAGGACAATGGTGATTATTATATTGAAGTAGAAGATTCTATTGAAAAAGTTGATTATTATCAAGCAAGTATGATAATCAATTGTCCTACACCTTTTCCGGAGGGGAATCAGTCATTTAGAATAGTAAAAATAGACAAAACCAATTCAAGAGTAAAGGTTAAGGCTAATCATGTTTATTTTGATACTGATAATTACATGATAGATGACAAATATATAGTCGATAAAGATTGTAATTATGCACTAGATTATCTTAACAAAAATTGTGATGTTGAAACACCATTTACAACTAATTCAGATGTTACTAGCACTAATTCTTATAGATGTGTTAGGAAATTATTAAGTGAAGCAATTACCACTTTGATTGATAGATGGGGAGGTCATTTAGTAAGAAATAATTTCAATATAAGTATAAAACAAAATATTGGTGTTGACAGAGGAGTGGTTGTAAAATACAGAAAAAATATTACTAGTATAAAGGCAGAAGAAGTATGGGATAATGTTGTCACAAAAATTATGCCAGTTGGTAAAGATGGTCTATTACTTCCAGAAAAATATTTAGAAGTTAAAGATAAATTGTATGATATTCCTTTTTCAAAAATTGTAAAAATAGATCAAAATCTAGAACAAGAAGAAAATGAATCTGATGAAGATTTTACAGAAAGATTGATTGCAGATTTAAGATTAAAAGCCCAAAGTTATTTAGAACAAAATAAGTATCCAAAAGTAAATTATAATTTATCTGCTAACTTGGACAATATAACTGATGTAGGAGATACAATCTATGTTGACCATCCTAAATTAAATATAAAAATGACGACAAATGTTATTTCGGTAAAGTGGGATGTAATTAGCAAGAAATACAAAAATATTGAATTTGGTAATTTCAGAAACAAATTAAAAGACTTATTGAAAAATATGAATACTATTGCCAATGAAATTTCCAAAGATAATTCAAACGAAACAAAATCATTTTTAGAAAAAGAACTTATAGATGCCACTAATAAAATATGGGGTACTTTAGGAAATTCATTTGTAATTTATGAGGGAGATAAAATATTAATTGTAGATAAATTACCAAAAGAACAAGCAAAAAATGTTATTTTGATGAATAATGGTGGTATCGGTTTCAGCAATACTGGTATTAATGGTACATTTGTAACTGCTTGGACTATTGATGGTGGCTTTAATGCTAACTTTATTACTTCTGGAAAAATAGATACTTCTTTAATTGAAGGATATGATAATTTGGCTTTGTCAGTAAATAAATTGGTTGATGTTACTAGAACTTTAACTGCTAATAATTATATCGAAATTACAGATGCTGTTAAAGGTAGTGTTCTTTATTTATCAATAAAAGGAAATTTATCCTTGTTATTTTTATCAAATCAAACTTTTTTAGGAAGCAATACTTTTTTTAAGAATTCTAATTTAATAATTGAAGATATTAATGGGAACAAGAGAGAAATTAAAACCAATTTAAAAAGGCTTAATGTTTTAAATGATATTTATGATGAATTTATAGTTGATTACACAGGAACATATATAATTCGTAGAATTGGTGTAAATAATGATTTAAGTTTATATGAATTAGATGAGGAAATTAGAGAAGAATTACCTTTATTAAAAATTGAATTAAATGAAGGATATAACAAAATATACTTGAAATTATTTTCTGATTTAACTTATACTCTTAAATATGCAAAAAAGAACGATTATACTGATATATTTACAACTAGAATAGAAATGAATTCATCTATAGCATTAAATAATGAAAACATAGATCTAAAATTGCTAAAGAAGACGGATAAAGATAATATTATCGCTCAAATAAATTTGAGTACTGAAAAGGCTGAAGATGGTTCTTTTATTCAAATAGAAGCGGATAAAATTAATTTAAAAGGAAAGAAAATTAATCTTACATCTGATGAAATGGATATTGATAGTAATAAATTCAAAGTTACTAAAGAAGGGCAGGTAACTTGCGAAGATATAATCATCAACAGTGGAAAAATTGATTTAATTGATGATTCTCAAAATCCAAGTTTAACTATGAAAAGTTTAATATCTACTGGAGGACAAACAGAAGAAATTTCCTCAATGAAACTGTTAGGTAATGGAATGAATGTTCAAATGTCTTCAAATGTTTATTTATTAGCATATATGCACAGAGGACTTCCAGCAGTAATGATGAGTGATGGAAAAGACTTTACAAGTGTATTTTCTTCCGGTATAACAACTCCAGTGCTTACTCAAACATCTTTAGAAAGTAGTAAGAAAAATTTTAAAAAGTTCACAAATGCAATTGAAGAAATAATGGTAACTGATATTTATCAATATAATCTAAAATCTGAAAATGATGATCATAAAAAACATTTAGGATTTGTTATTGGTGATAAATATAATTATTCACATACAATTACTTCTGTTGATGATGATGGAAAAGAAATAGGTGTTGACAATTATTCAATGACTGCATTATGTCTACAAGCTATTAAAGAACAACAGCTTATTATTGAAAAATTAAAATTAAAGATAAAAGAATTGGAGGTAAAGATAAATGGAAGCAATAGTAAAAAAAGAGTTTAAGGATTTGCCAGATACTTCTACACCATTTGAGTCGGAATGGTTTAATGGCTTTCAAGATAAAATCATAGCAAATTTTAATGAAATAAAAACGAAATTAGATAGTATTGATACTAAATTAGCAAAAACCTTAACATATACAGAAGTATCAGAAAATAGTGAAAGTAATACATAAAAAAGAAAGGATTTGATAAAATGAAAAAAGTAAACTACAAGTTAATGAGGGGGGGGGGTTGCATTATTTAGCAATTCTTCTCAAAAGAGAAAGGAGGGAAGTATTTAATTTAATTAATACTTCTACTTCTTTTTATTCAATGGTAGGTGACTACTATGAATGATATACCAGTTCAATTATATGACAAAGATGGTAATCCTGCATATCCTAGACCTTATTATAGAATCGGTGATTTTTTAGAAAGCACTAATCCCAACAATCCAGGTGACGATGGATATATTGGGACATGGGAATTATATGGAAAAGGTAGAGTAACAGTCTGTATAGATTCTAATGATTCTAATTTTAATACCATAGGTAAGGAAATAGGTGAAAGTACACATACATTAACTGTTGATGAAATGCCCAAGCATAAACATGAAGGACTGCATTGGAATACTAATGAAACACCTATAACACTAGGGAAAACTGCTGGTGCTTATTATGGGATTGAATATGCAAATGGGGATAACATTGCCGATGGTATAGCTACAAATTATGCGGGTGGAGGGCAATCACATAATAACATTCAAAAATCAATAGTAGTCTATCGTTGGAGAAGAATAGCGTAATAAATAATGCTATTTATATGAATAAACAAAAAATTGATTTAGAAAATGATAAAATATTGAGAAGTCAAAATATTGAATACAATAATCAATCGTTAAAAGATTATTTAGATAATAATGCTATTTATGATTCTGGAACAAATAGTAATGGAACTTGGATTCGATATAAAAATGGAATTATGATTTGTATAAAGAAAATAAAATTTACAAATGTAGTTATTGATAAAGCATGGGGAACTGTTTATGAAACTGCTAATGTAGTTAATTTTGGCAATTATGCACAAGAATTTATAGAAATACCTAGTGTATCTATTGATTTGGCTGATGGTTCAACTTGCTTTTGTGAATCGTTTTCAGGAAGAACAAAAAAGTCAATTGGTAGTACATGGTTATGGAAGCCTGCAGTTGAAGCAGATGGTACAATGACATTTGATATAATAGCAATTGGTAAATGGAAGTAGAAAAAATAGATTAAATACAAAAATAATGCAAAATAAAACAATAGTTAATTTAGATAATAATTTAATATTAGGTGCAGATAATGTGGAAAAAAATATTGTTACATTAACATTGTCTGCCGATCAAAGTATTAAAAATTCAGATGAAACAATAGTTGCCTTTAATAAATATTCTAAAAAAGGTTTAAAACTTGAATTTGATAGTTCTAATCATTCTATAAAAATTGGTGATGGTATTTCAAGAATAAAAATAAATATGAATGCTTTCGCCAAAAATGCAACAACAGATTGGCTTTGGTTTAAGATTTTTAAAAATGGTGTAAAAACTGATTTTACAAGTATGGTTGGAAGAATAGGAGCTTGGAGTTCTACAAGTATTAGTCCATGTATTTTAGATGTTAAAAAGGGTGATTATATACAATTAATTGTTCAATATGGAACTGCTAATTCCGAACATTATATAAGATATGATGGTACTAATTTGACAGTAGAAGCAGTTTAGAAAGGAATAATATGGAAAAAGAAGAGTTAGAAAAGTTAGTAGAGACTGAACAGCGAAGTAAGTCTAACACAAAAAGATTAGACAAATTAGAATTAAAGGTTGATGATATTCATAATATTGCTTTATCTGTTCAAGCGATAGCCACAGAGATGAAAGCAATGAGGGAAGATATGACAAATATAGATAATAGAGTGTTAGCAATTGAGGCTAAGCCTAGCAAGAAGTTGGATTCGATTTGGGGATTTGTAGTATCAGCTTTAGTAGGTGGCGTTATAGCGTTTATATTTGTAAAATTAGGAATGAAGTAGGAGGTGATTTAAATGGAATTAAGTACATTAATAAGTTTGGTAACAATTTTAGTTACATGGCTTTTAGGATATATTTCTAAAAGGTCAACTTGGGTAAATAATAGAATTATCCCTATTCAAAATATTTTGATAGGGTTAATAGTAGCAATTGTTGAATGGATTGTTACTAAAGATTTTAAAATAGCAATTGCTTTGAGTGGAATAATCGCGGGAGGTACTTACGATGTATTTCATAATTTAGAAAAAATAGTAAAAGGAGAGTAGATAATATGGTAAATATAATAAAAAAATTAGTTCCAGAAAGTAAGTATGGAATAAAATGCCCTTATAGCATGACACCGACAAGAATAGTAGTTCATAATACTGCTAACGATGCAAGTGCTAGAAATGAAATAGCATATATGACAAACAATGACTATGAAACTTCGTTTCATTATGCAGTAGATGATAAAGAAATAGTGCAGGGACTACCACTTGATAGAAATGGTTGGCACAGTTCAGATGGAAATGGTAAAGGAAATAGAGAGGGTATCGCAATCGAAATTTGTTATTCTAAATCAGGCGGAGATAGATTTATCAAAGCCGAAAAAAATGCTGTCGATCTAATCGTTTATTTATTAAAAAAATATAATTGGGGAATTGATAGAGTAACTAAACATCAAGATTATTGTGGCAAATATTGTCCTCATAGAACATTAGATATGGGTTGGAATAGATTTATTAACATGATAAAGGCTAAACTAGAAGATAATTCACAAATATCAACCAATGTCGTTAATTGTTACTATAAAGTAAGAACTCAAAAACATCAATGGTTACCAGAAGTTAAGAATTTAGATGATTATGCAGGTTATGAAAACAGTCCTATTACTGGGCTTGCCATTAAGGTAGATAAAGGATCTATTAGATACAGAGTACATCTTAAAGGAAAAGGATGGTTGCCATTTGTTACTGGTTATAATATAGAAGATTTTAATAATGGCTTTGCTGGAGATGGAGTTAGTGTGATAGATTGTGTTGAAGTTTACTATTATACTCCAAATAACATTAGACCATTTAAAAAAGCCAAATATAAGGTTAATGACTATCCTTATCAATACGACAATGAAAAAGGTAATGGTCAAGATGGCTACGCTGGTGTGTATGGTGTATCTGCTACTAAATTTCAGATGATTATAGAATAAAATAAAAGAGGAATTGGACTAATGGTCTTTTTCCTCTTTTTTTAATTTTCCTCTTTTTAGATAATCGAATGCTATTCTAACAAAATCAGATCCAGATAAATTGTTCTTTTTGAGTTCTTTATCAAGATTTTCCTTTTCTTCTTTTTTTAACTCTACTTTGAATTGTTTATAATTTTCTTTTTTCCAATCTTTGATGTATTCTTTTTGATTAAAATTACTCATCTCATCCCTCCTAATATTATTTTACTACATTTAGTACTAAAAATCAAGAAAAAGTATTGACATATAGTACTAAATGTGATATAATTAATATGTAAGATAAAGAAAGAATCTTACAGAAAGGAGAAGTAATGAACAATATAAAGAAAAAGCCAATTCGTAATTTAACTTTAGCTGAGTGTTACGAATTAGCAAATCAAGGCTATATCTTTATTAAATATAAAAATATAGTTATTGTAGGAAAGGAGTAAAATCCTTTTCCTACTAAAATTATATAATAGTTCGTTACAAATGTCAAATGAAAAAGATAATTAAAGGGGTAAAATTGGTTATAGCAATTTATAAAAATTCAAGTGATAAATATGTTCCTATTTATGATGGTGAATATGTTATTGATTTTGGAAAGGTGGCTCAATAATATGGAAAATAGGGTTACTAGATATTCCAGAAAAAACAAATTAAAAAGAAAAATGTCAAAAATATTTAAGAATATTTTGAAGAATATGATCTATTTAATAGTCGGAATATTTTCTGCAATTTATTTCGGATTGAAAGCATTTAATAGATTGATCGAAAAACTATTTAATAAATTACCTAGAATAATGAAAGTAGCAATAATCTATTTATTAATCATTAATGTAGGATTAGACATTTATAGCATGTTCGAGAAAAATGGAAAAGAAATACAAATATCTTTGAATGATATAAAATTCTCTTCTATACCTACATATATATCACCAGTTGAAGAAAAAGAAGATGTATGTCAATTTGATAGTGTTTCTTGTAAAATATCAGATAAAGGAAAAGAAATAGGTTTAAGCCTGGAAACTATACATCTTATGCTTTTAAAGAACTTAATAATGTTGGTGGTATGATGTGCAATAGTGGTTTAAGATCATATGATTCACTAGATGATGGAATAGAAGCTTACCTAAATAATTTAAAGTATAATTACTTTGATATAGGATTAGATACTTTAGAAAAAATTCAGCCTAAATATTGTCCAATAGGTGCTGCTAATGATCCAACAGGATTAAATAAATATTGGTTAAGTGGCACTCAAAAGAAATATAATGAATTAATAGGAAAATAGATGAATTTTTACATCTTATTTACATCTTAAAAAAATATAAAACAATATTATTAAATATCTATTTT